CAGGAGGATGCGGTTGTAGGAGTAGACGAGTATCAGGGCGGGCGTGCCGTCCTCCTTGGAGACGCGGGCGGTAGACATGAGGTAGCGTATCTTGGACGACCGGGGGGCGTTCTTGGCCCGGGCCTCGCGGTCAAGCTCGTCCAGGAGCTCGGAGGCCTTGTCCGGGAAGCGGGCCAGCGCGGACGAGGTGAAGTCCTCCACCCACTCGCCGATGTACTCCATGTTATCGCAGGTGTACCCGTCCTCCGGTATCCGGGCGGTAGCGTCCAGGATGATGTCGTCGGGGCGCTTGCGCTCGATGACGGCGTCCTTGCGGAACGGGTCGTAGCGGTAGCCCCAGATGCCGCGCAGCTTCAGGTGGTTGTCCCGTACGGCGCCCTGGGCGAGACGCCGGGTGGCGTCGGAGTCGAGGCGGATGGAGAGCCATTCCTCGACCTGGCGGGTCTGCTCCTTCACGGACGGGTCGGAATCCTGGCTGGGGCTCATCACCACGATGTCCGGCATGCGGCCGGTGGCGTTCTGGATGCGGGTGGCGAGGTCGCGGTGGATGACGTTGTTGCGGTAGGCCTTCTCAGGGGCGCCCGTCCTCTTGGAGCCCTCCTGGGTTCCCTTCCAGTAGCGCACCATCCTCTCGGAACGGTCCCTGACCTTCTTCTCGGACAGCAGGGCCTCGTACTCGTCCCGCTTGCGCTGGATAAGGTCCAGCAGGTCGGAGTCGTCCAGGGACAGGGACAGCTCGGGCGTCTGGGTGACGGGTCCGGCCTGGGTCGGGATGCGGGTTTCGTCGTGTTCGGCCATCGCTTAGTTGAATATGTAGCGGGCGGTGCAGCGCAGGCGCCGGTCGTGCCCTAGGTAGATGGTTCCCCCGCAGCGGGCGACGTGGGTGGCCCCCATCTCGTCCAGCTCCCCCTGCGTGGGGTAGCCCGGGATGATCGCCCGCGGCTCGCCGGTTATCTCGCAGACGCACTTCCCGCAGCGCACGCAGTAGAAGGGCCTGACCCTCCGCTCGGGGCGGTAGTCCAGCATGACCGTGATGGGCTCCTTCTCGTCGTTGTGGATCATAGGGAAAGTATGGGCTACGGACGGCTCTTTGGCAAGGCCGACAGCACCCGGCCCAGGATGTCGTCGGGAACGGTCTCCCCGCCCCGGCCTATGTCGAAGGTCGGGCGGGTGCGCACGGACGGCTCGGACGAGGGACGCAGCACCTTTCCGGTGGGCGCGCTGCCGGTCCCGAGGTTGAGGTTGACGCACAGGAACTCGAACTGGGTCCGGCCGTGGCTGGTCCAGTCGTGGATCGGGAGGGTCACGGCGGAGGTGGCCTGGGACGAGTCGGAGCGCTGGGGATAGCGGGCGTTCTCCATGCACAGCAGCCACTGGCGGGTCCGGGGCGTGTCGTTGACCTCGAGGCCGCCCTGGAGGGTTATCTTGGCCTGCTCCCTCCTGGATGCGAAGTCGTTGGCCATGGTGTTGCACAGCACGTCTATGCCCTCCTTGGACAGCTCGTGGCGGGTCGAGGTGCCGGTCAGCAGGCTCCTCTTGCCCACGTCGGGGTCTCCGTAGTGGGTAGGGTTCCTCAGTATCCTGAGCTCCCGCATGGCCCGTATGTCGTCCACTGTGTACAGGGAGGCGTACCTCTCGTCGACAGGACGGCCCAGGAACGGGTAGTAGAACTGGATGGGGCGGTCGGCGTTCTGGTAGTAGTCCACCATCCGCAGCCTCTTGCTGTTCGGGTTGGTCTGGTACCAGCCGATGGAGATGCCGTCCAGGCCGAAGTCCCAGCCGCAGTACAGGGGCCAGCGCGGGTCGTACGGGTAGTCTCCCTTGGATGCGTAGGCGATCTCCGGGTAGACGATGCCGGTGAGAGACCCTTCCCAGTCGATCATGATCTCGCGGGCGAAGTCCTCCTTGCTCCGGCGCTTGCGCTCCCGGTCTATCCAGGCGGCGTCCTTCCGGGGGTCGAGGTCGTGGCGCAGGGTGATGACCCTGATCTCCTCCCCGTCGGTCCCGAAGCGCAGGCGCTTGGCCTTGGAGGGGCGGATGCCGGGCGTGGTGAGGACGATGCGGCAGTTGGTGGTGTCGGCGGTGGAGCCCCAGGCCGAGGCGTCGCTGTCCCAGAAGGCGAACTCGTCGAGCAGGATGGCCTTCTGGCGTCCCCCCCGGCTGAAGTTGTCGTTGGCGCTCTCGCCCGAGACGACGTTGCCCAGGGCGGGGTTGACCAGGCTCATGTAGCCGATGTGGCGCTTGGTATCGAAGCCTTCCGGCCTGGCCGCGGGACTGAGGCGGTTGATGGTGTACTCAAGCTTGCCGAACAGGCTCTCCTCCTTGTTGGTGGTGTCGGAGCCGGCCTTGGTGTTGTCGACGGCGTCCTCCTTGCGGCTGCCGAGCAGGAAGTTGGAGCCGGGTACGCACAGCCAGAACCAGAGCAGGACGTCCAGGGCGGTGTAGGTGGCTCCCATCTCCCGGCACTTGTCCACCATGACGTCCTCCCCGAGCATGACGCAGCGCACGAGCTGGCGCACGAGGTCGCGCTGGAACGGGAAGAGCCTGAAGCGGAAGTGGTAGGGCTCGCGCTTGGGGTCGAAGGTATAGCAGAAGGTGTCCACGAACCGGATGCAGCACTCGGCCGACTCCTCGGGAGAGGCACCGGCCTTCGGTACGCAGCGGTCCAGGAAGAACAGGCGCTCCCTAAGCTGTACCTTCTCCGTCAAGCTCTGAGAGTCTGGCCGCCGCTTCTTCTGCACTCATGCCTCCTATCTGGTTGCCTTTAGAGGTTATGTCCACGGGCTGGCTCGGCATGCCGTCCACGTAGTTCCACACAAGCTTCAGGGCGGCTATGTCACCCTCGATCACCGCCTTCTTGTAGACCTTCTCGAAGAATATCTCCTTGTAGGTCTTCTCCTGGCCCTCGGGAATCTGCTCTAGGAACTGCTTTGCTATCTCGGTTATGGAGTTTCCGCTCTTGGGCCGTCCGTTGGGGTTGCGTGTCTCTCCCTTCTTTATGGGGTTGCTCGGTCGGGGGTTTGCCATTATTGATCCTTTTTTGTTAGTAGCTCGGCCTTCTCGCCGGTGAACGTCTCCCACCTCTTGACTATCACGTCGCAGTAGCGGGGGTCTAGCTCCATCATGTAGCAGGTGCGACCCAGCTGCTCGCAGGCCATGAGGGTCGAGCCTGAGCCGCAGAAGGGCTCGTAGACCGTGCCGTCCTTGGGGCAGCTGTAGGTTATGCCCCTGGCCGGTATCTCTATCGGCTTCTGGGTAGGGTGCAGGTAGTCCGCTGAATTGTCCCTGCGAATGTCCCATATGTCGGACGCCTTGCGGTCGCCGTACCAGTACTTCGGTCCGCCTCCCTTGCCCTTCCACCCGAAGTAGATGATCTCGTACTGGCTATGGTAGTTGTTGGGTCGCATGACGAACGACTCCTTGCGCCAGACGATCATTATCGGGGTTGCCTGGGTATAGGCGTCGAACAAGCTCCAGTACATCGGGGCATTGAGCGAGCCGCCGCACAGGTAGAACCGGGCGTCGTCATTCAGCGCCTGCTCTATGGCTGCCTTGAAGCTCAGGGGTATGGCGGTCTGGGTGAGGTCGCCGAGTATTGCGCCCTTCTTGCCTGAGCCGTAGGAAACGCCGTAGGGCGGGTCGGTGAACATCATGTCCGCCCGTACTCCTCCCATCAGGGCGCTCACCTGCTCGGTCTTGGTCGAGTCTCCGCACCTCAGCGTATGGCGTCCAAGGCGGTAGGTGTCCCCTTCCTTGGTTTCGGCCTCGTCGATAGAGGCGTAGGCCGCACCCGCGTCGAAGCCGTCGTCCTCGGCGTTCATGCTCGGTCCGAACCTGTCCAGCAAGTCCTTGGCGCTCAGGGTCTTGCCGAGGTCGAGGTGGTAGTCCTCCAGGTTGAGGTCAGGGACGCTTGCCAATAGCTCGGCCAGGCCCTCCTCCTCGTAGTACCCGGCCCGGTCGTTGTCGGCAAGGGCTATGGCTACCTTCTGGGCCTCGTCCTTCGGCTCGACCACGCTTACCCATACCTCCTTGTGTCCCAAAGCCTGGTACGCCTTGAGCCTCATGTTGCCGCCTATCACCTCGCCGTCGGGGGTGATGACTACCGGCTTGAACTCGGGCAGGGTCGATACCTGGCGCTTCAGGCGCTCGAAGGCGTCCTTCTTTATCCCTCTAGGATTCTTTTCCCAGCCGCGCAGTTCGCTGATCTTTCTGGTTTCCTTCATGTGTCCCTCTATGCTAGGCGTTTTCGATGGCTTCCCGTATCGCCGTATCGCTCTCCCCTATCCCTTCCACCTCGCCCTCCAGGCCGCTCTGGTCCCCCCTTCCCTGCATGACCTTCTCGGCCAGGGCCGGGTACTGGTCCCTCAGGTCGTCCGGGGTGTAGAAGCCCCGGGCGTTGGCGGCGTGCAGCTTCACGAACTCGTCGTTTGGACGGAAGGACCGGGAGGTCCTGTCCCATTCCCAGGGGTTGAGCACGTCCCCCTCGTGCTTGACGCTGTCGGCCCGTACCCTCTGCCTGGAGAGCACTCCCTCGCTCCTGAATCCCGCCGCTCCCGAGAAGCCGCCGCAGGACTCGCAGCGCTCCCGGCCGCCCAGTATCCTGATCCGGGCGGCCGTCCTGCCGCAGGAGGCGCAGGTCACTCCCCCACCTCTATGTCCACGGTCACGTTGTCGAGGCTAGCCCGCTTGGTCTGGCTGGTCTGCCTTAGCTCTGCCTGTATCTGCATCGGTGATTAGGTCCTTGTATAGCTGGTGGAAGCTCCTCACCCTCTCCCGTCTCGCCAGCTCGTCCCACGAGTTGACGGACGGGTCCGGGAGCGCCCGGTGGTATAGCTCATCCATTGGTCGTAGTCGAAGGATTCGGGGTTTCCCATGTAACGGACGTATCCCCAGAGGAAGCGGGCCGCGTACCCCAGTAATACTGAGGGTATTCCAGGTAGCCCGGTGTTCTCCCTATCGAGACGAACTGATCGTACGTCGGGTAGTCGGTGTGGTCGCCGTCGCTGGTTCTCCCTGTATCTGAGGTCGTCATATGCCAAGATTGTGTGCTAGATTGCCGGAAATGTCAACCTACGGGCTCGGGGTCGGGCTCCTCATGGCGCATGGCGGCCACGCAGCCGGACAGGGCGCCGAAGTGGGTGGCGAAGTTGGCCCAGAGGCTGACCTCCATGATCAGCAGGGCGGGCAGGTTGGCCTCTCCCCGGAAGGTAGGCACGAACAGGATGCCGAGCATGGAGAGGCCCCAGGCCCAGCACATGCCTACGTTGAAGCGGTACTGCTTGCCCGGGTCCTTGAGGATGACGATGTGGTAGCGGTGGGGGGCCTGGCTCACAGGAACCTCCCCGCGTTCCTGGGGTCCGGGTCGACGTAGCGCAGGAACCTGTCGCCCAGGGCGTCGGCGAGGAGCTGGCGGACCGCCTCCACGGTCCCCGCCTTGCCCTCGCCCCACAGGGCGCAGCCGAAGACGACCCCCACGGGCCTCACGTCCTCCTCCGCAGCCTGTACGTCCCTGTAGTCCATATGCGGTGAGTATGATGGTGTCACACGGTGCTGTCAACCAAAAAGCCCCTCCGTCTTGCGACAGGCAGGGGCGATCTGGCTTCTGGTTCCGAACGGCAGTCGTTCGTGCCTAGATTGTATGATACTATATGAAACCTGTCAAGTTGACTCCCCTGCCGTTGGGTGTGCTACGATGTAAGCGAACCTTTTTCTGGTTCACTACAGAGGCAGTCGTTCCGTCCCTTTGGCCACCCGGACGATAAACCCGAGCCATCCTAGCAAGCGCAACCAGGTACTTGAAGGCCCGCGAGGGCTAATCCTGGCTCTGACAACCGCCCCCCGACCTTGCTATTACCCCAGCCCGTTACCAACAGAGCCATCTCGCTCGGCGCTTGGGGTCAGAGACTGCCCGCATCGCCCTCTCCCCTATCCTTCTTCAAGGAGAAAGGGGGCCGCCTAGGTGCCTTTTTGGGTGTTCTCCAGCCAGTCCAGGAAGGACTCAAGGCCGCAGTCCCTTCTGCCGTAGAAATCCCTCTCCTTTTCCTTCAGCTCGGCCACGGTGTACCGCCGCTCTTCCCCCCTCTCCCCCGGATTGACCACCTCGGTCCCCATACCCCCCGCCAGGGCTTCCAGCAGGTACCTCTGGGCCTCGCTTGCCCGCTGGAGTTCCCTGACGGCCTCGTTCAGGTCGTTGACGCGCCCCCCTATCATCCTTCCGGCCGGCTCTCCCAGGTAATACTGAAAGTCTCCCTCGGCCCTCGCCCCGTTTACCTTCAGCACCGGCATCGTGGCCGGGAGCGCCTCTATGTCCTTCAGTTCCTTCATGGTCGTTGAATCTAATGGTCGGATGTGGTAGGGTTTGGGTGCAATTGCAGCCTTGAATCCCGAGCCTAAGCCTTGCGTAACCGCTCTGGGCAGAGATACCGCCCCTTAGCTCGCCACTAGGGGGCTTTCTCTTTGCCCTGGTAATCGCAATAGGACCTGGTAAAAGCCATGACGTAGTACTGGCGTTCCTTGGGATCGGTATTGGTTAGGTATCCGTATCTAAGAAGCCTCTCGGAGCAGCACTCAAATCCGTCATCGAAGTCTAGGCACCCGTCACTCTTCATGTTCGCAATCCTCTGATCGGTTGTCATGGCGTAGGGCTAGGGGTTGCTACGGGTGTGAGCTTGTCGCAGGCATACCATCCGCTCGGGGTCTTGCACTGGTGCTGTACCAGGTGCCCGATGTAGTCCGACCGGCCCGAGAGCCACCGGCCGAAGTCTGCCGGGTGCAGGGCGGCCCAGACGCCTACCCAGAACATCAGGAAGCCGTAGAGGACGAGGGAGAGGAGGGTGCGTATCATTCCAGCTCCTTCCTGATCGCCTCGATCTCCTGCTCCATAGAGGTATGCGTTCTCCAGCTCCCGTCGTGCCTCGCGTGGGTTACGGCGTCGCATTCAGGCTCGCAATTTATAAGCAGGACTTTGTTCTCTAGACGGTCCAGGGCCTCCAGCACCTTCTCTCTGGAATACTTCTCCCGCTCGTCGATTACTAGTTCCCCTATCTCGGAAATAAGCGTCCTTTCGTTGCTATAGTTTCCCCATACCGCCGCTACCTTCTCCCGAAGCTCGCTAGGTCCGTATGCCTCGCTATAGTCGCTCATCTGCCCTCCTTCGGTTGGTTAAGTGCCTCTGCCAGCTTGAATACTGCTTCCAGGAGCGTCTTTCCTGTTATTCTTTTAGTGTCTTTTAGTCGCGGTCGTGTCCACCAGTAAGTATTCCCGGCCGTACTCACTGCTCTATCCAAAGAGAGTATGTCGTCTCCCAGCCACACGATCAGCTCGTCCAGGGTAGGGTCGGCGTAACACTCTTCCTCGTTCTCTACGGCTGCATCGTACTCCCAGTTGCCTCGGTTTACCTCCATCCACACAGGCTCGGGACTCTGCGTCTCCCACTGACCGTCTGGCTCGTAGAGATACCAGTGGAAGTACGCGTCCGCCTGGGGATAGCCCCACTCTTTAAGCTTCCTGCACTGGTCTAGGCTTAGTAGGTTCATTCCTGTTCGTTATGCGTACTGGGCGTTACCCTGTGCTTTAGAATCTCGTTCTCTATCATTGTCTGGACCACCTTCGCATCTTCGGCGGCGAATCCCCCTCCCGCTTGAAATTCATGCAGTGCCGCATTGAGTATCTGGCACTGACGTTTCGTAAGGTATAGCGTGGCATAGTTTGGCATTTCATCGTATGAGACTGGCATTATTGTTCGTTATGCGTATGTTCTAGTCCTCCCATGCGTCCTCGATCTCTTCCATCTTCTCCTTGGTATAAGGCTCGTCCCGGTCGGTAGCTATGCCTCCGAGCGTCACTATGTCCTTGGCTATGGCCGCCGGTATCGTCGCTATCTCGTAGAGGGTTTTGAATAGTCCCATTATCGTTCGTTAGGTGTAGGTTGCTCGCCCCTGAGCCTTGCTATGGACTCGTAAACCCTCTGGGCTAGAATCCAGTCCCTGTCCCCGATTACGGTTTCCAATGTTACCTGATTGGCCAGTAGCTTCTCCAGCTCTTCGACGCATCGGCGGTTGGCATAGTCCTCGATAATGCCTCCCAGGGCCTCTATGTTAAAAACGAGGTCATAGCCCGTGGCCCTTTCCGCTGACTGGATGAGCCTTACCTTTAGTTCCTGGTTGATCATTTCACCTCCCCGGAAAGGCGGCCTAAGGCGATGTCTACCGGCTCCTGGTATATACGGACCATGATGGCGTGCATGATCTCCGCTTCCTTCTCCTTTGCAGGTTCTTTGGGTACTATCTTTACCATGTCAAGCTGATTGGCTATCTCCGACTTGATTTCCTCGGCCAATTCACGCCTGGCCCGCTCCACGAGGGCGGCCAACTCCTCAACCTTGGACTCGCCTATCGTTTTTGTAAGCCTTGTCCCGTCGGTATTCTCCTGGACCACCTCGGTCATGATCTTCCGTATCTCCTTCCGCACCCCTTCGGTATCGCTCATACGGCCTCCTTCGGTTCTTCTGGAAGATTTCCTATGCGTGCCCATCCCCATTCCCCTGTTCCCTCATGAAAATAGTGCTGAAAGAGCTTTCCACTGGCAGACAGTACCGTACAGGCACCGCTCCGCAGTCCCGTACTTGATTCCTTGTCCCACATATTCTCAACGAACCATATGTTCGCCACCTTTATGTTGCTCATGCTACTCCTCGGGGTTAGCGGGTAAGGTATCGCTCATAGTTCCTCGTTCCTCCTTTGGATTTACAATTAGTATCGGCCGGAGATACCTGGCCCTGGCCTCTATAAGCTGGTTCATGCAGTTATCCCTGGCAATCCTT